CGCCGTCTCGGGCTCGCCGACGATCACCATCTACGCCGCCTCGGCCAGTCTGTAAGGGAGAATGCCGACATGACTCTCACACGCTCTTTCATCAAGAACGCGGTCACGACCCCGCTCGACTCGCGTCTCATGAACATGGCCGGGCTCGTGTGCAACAACGACGGCTCACCCCGCACGGGCGTTCTCGGGAACGCGGGCACGACCCCGACGGCCGGCATCGTCTCGACGCTCGCGACGATGAACGTCGCCATCGCCGCGGCCGAGTTCGCCACGAGCAAGGGCAAGGCCGACGGCGTCCCGATCTTCACGAATGACGGCGTCGTCAACGTCGCCATCGGCGCCGCGCCGGCGTCCAACTCGCGGATCGATGTCATCTACGTGAAGCACAACGACGACACGACCGGCGACGCGAACGCGCTCCCGGTCTTCGGCGTGCTCGCCGGCACGGCCGCGGCATCCCCGACGAAGCCGGGGCCGATCCCCACGGGCGCACTTGAGCTTGCAACGCTCCGCGTCTACTCGGGCACGACCGCCACGAACGGCGGCTCAAACCTTCTCACGAACACGTATCAGATGACGGCAGCGCGCGGCGGCGTCGTGCCCGTCCGCACCATCGCCGAGCGCGACGCATGGACGAACCCCGTCGACGGGCAACTCGTCTTCGTGCTCGCGACCGACTCGACGTATCAGTACCTCGCGACCGCCCCGACGCCGGGTTGGTATCACACGAGCGGCGCGCCCGAGTCGGGCACCATCACGCCCGGCGCGCTATGGGTTGCCTCGGGCGCTGCCCCGACGATGCGGAAGCACTCGGGGATGGTCATCGGCGCCGGCTCGATCGCTAACTCGTCGGCCGTCAACGTCGCGGCCGGCTCGGAATACGTCGTCGCGACCATCGCCGACGCGACCTTCCGCCCCGACGTCGCCCGCTACTTCGCGACCGGCACGCAGAGCAACGCCGTGCCCGGCGTGCTTCGGGTCGACGTGAACGGCGATCTCGTATGGCGCGCGAATGCTACGGCGTCGTGGGGGATCGGCGGTCTTCGGATCGACTTCGGCGGGATCATCTACACGCAAAAGGGACTCGTCTAGCTCATGGCCGGCGTCTCTTTCGCGCTCGCCGACTTCGTCACGGGCGGGCCGATCCTCGACCTTCCCGTCATGGAGGGCGCATCGTGGGCGGCGCAACTCAACCGACCCGACGCGCTCTCGTGCTCGATCGACCTCAACGACGAAGACGCGCTCGCGCTCGATCTCCGCTCGTCGACCGAACCGAATAAGACGATCATGATCGCGCGGACGGACGACGACATCATCCTCGCGTGGGGACTCATCCCTGACGACGGCCGCACGTGGAACGAAGACACGAAGACGCTCGATCTCTCGGCGACCGGGATCTCGTCGTCGTGGCTCGGCTCGTGCATCATCGGCCCGGCGCTCGCCCTCACGGCGCCGCTCATCACGCTCGACGGCGACGGCTATCCCGTCGTCAACCCCGCGCTCAACACGACGCTCTCGGGATGGTCGCACGGCACAATCGGGAAGAAGCTCGTCGCGCAGCGCCTTGCATGGCCGGGCGCCCCGACCGTCTTCGACCTTCCGCCCGACGAGATTGGCACGCGCTCTCAGACGTGGCTCTTCGCGACGATGAAGTCGATCGGCTCGGCGCTCGACGACCTCACGAAGCAAGAGGCCGGCCCCGACTTCGCCTTCGACGCGGCGCGCTCGTCGGGCGGGCTCGGCCTTCGCTACACCATGCGGCACGGCAGCGAGGCGAAGCCGCGGCTCGGCAGCGACGCCGGCGTATGGTCGCTCGGAGAGGGCTCGCCCGTGACCGGGCTCAAGATCACGGACGCCGTCGCGGCCGGCGCTTCGACGTCATGGATGACGGCCGGCAAGCAATCGGGCGCCGCGCTCATCTCGCGCATGCGTAACGCTGCCATGATCGCCGCCGGCTACCCGCCTTTCGATGTCGTCGACACGACGCACAACGACGTCAGCGTGCAAGCGACGCTCGACTCGTACAACGCCGAACTCATCCGCGACGCCGGAACCGTCACGCGCGATCTCTCCTTCTCCGTGCGGGTGGATGCTGTGCCGTCGCCCCTCTCCCTCCGACCGGGCGACACGATCACGCTCGACGTCCCGTCAGATCACCCGTGGCACACGGCCGCGATCCCGATCCGTATCACGTCGATCACGGGGGACGAGAAGGCCGACGACGTCAAGATCGGATGCGTGATTCTCGATGCGTAGCTCGCGGCAAGGTGCGATCCCCTCGGATCTCGGATGGCTGATCGATCAGCTTGACGGGATCGCCGAGCGTCTTCGCGCTCTCGAAGCGCCCTCGGGCGAAGCTCTCTCGTCGACGGTCGCGAAGCTTCAAGCGCTCGTGACCGACATTCAAGCGCAGATCGATGCATGGGCCGCGACCCGATGGACGAATGCACAGATCGACTCTCGCATCGCCGCGCCCCCGTACTCGGTCAGCGTCAGCGGCAACGTCGGCGCGACGGGCGACGTGACCGTCGGCGGATATCTCTTCACGCCGCAAGGGTACAACTACGACATCACGTATACCCGCCGCACGGCGTGGCTCGGCAACGACGGGCGCCTCGGCTATGCGTCGTCGAGCGCCACGAAGAAGACGTCGATCGAGCCGGCCGACGAAGGTCGGCTTGCCCGACTTCTCGACATCGTCCCGAAGAGCTTCATCTACCGCGAAGAGATCCGCCGGCGCACCCGGCTACGGATCAACGAAGGCGTCGACTACGTCCCGCCCCGCGAACTCGGGCTCATCGCCGAAGAGCTTGACGCCGCCGGCCTTCACGAGTTCGTGATCTACGGCGACGAAGGCGAGCCCGAAGGTATCGAGTACGGAATGCTCGTCGTCGCCCTTCTCGCGATCGACCGCGCGCAGCGCGCCGAGATCGTCGGCCTTCGCTCGGACGTCGACGAGATCCGCGAGAGACTAGACGGCATGGAGAGCAACGGATGAGCGAGAGCAGCGACAAGGGTCGCGAGCCCGGCGGGTGGGAACTCCTACGCGCCGTCAATGCGATCACGACTCGACTCGACGATCTCGCGAAGGGCTTCGTCTCGCTCGCCGTTCACAACCTCCTAGCCGAAGACGTGAAGGAAGCACGAGCCGAGATCGAGAAGGCGAAGGTCGAGCGCGAGCGACAGATTGCCGAAGCCAAGTCGGAAGCCGCGGCGTCGATCGCCGCCATCCGAACGGAACTCGACAACGCGAAAAAGCAACGCGCGCAGACGTGGACGGCGATCGGGCTTCTCGCCGCCGGCGGGGCGATCGGCCTCTTCTACGACATCTTCACGCGCGGGCTCGGGATAGGTGGATGAGATGACCGACGAGACGCAAGAGGAAGAAGTCGTGGTCGAAGCGCCGGCGCACGTCGTGCCGCCGAGCCGGCACGATCAGGCGAAGGCCGCGCACGGCGCGAAGGTGTGGACGTGGATCGCTCGCGGCGTGGGCATCGCCCTTCTCGCGGCCGTGCTCGCGACCGTGACGTATCTCATGCTCGCGAACGCCGGCAACCGTAGCGAGCGGATCGAACTCATCGAGCAGCTAGACGAAGAGCGCGCGAAGGTGGATGCGCTCTACGAGCAACTTCGATCCCTCGGCGAAGATCCCGTCGTCGAGCCCGGCAAAGAGACGCCGGCGATCGAAGGGCCGCAAGGGCCGACCGGGCCGCAAGGTGTGCCGGGCAACGATGGCGCCCCGCCGAGCGCTGCCGAAGTGCTCTCGGCCGTGAACGCCTATTGCGCAAGCATCGGCGGATGCGTCGGCCCTGCCGGCGCTCAAGGCACGCCCGGCGCGAACGGCCTACCCGGCGCACCCGGCGAGAGCGTCGTCGGGCCGCAAGGGCCGGCCGGCCCCGCCGGGCCGCAAGGTGAGCAAGGCATACCCGGCATGAACGGCGTCTCGGTCACGGGCGTCTCGTGCGTGCTTCGCGACGATCTCTCGACCGCGTTCCGCTTCACCTTCTCCGACGTCAGCTTCGTCGACGTTCCCGGCGCGTGCATCCCATAGCGCTACAATCCGCACGAGATCCCATCTCCCGATCGAAAGGCTAGATAATGTCCACTCCCCGCACCCGCGCCGAAGCGAAGGCACTCGCCGCCGCGGCGGCGCCGTGGTATCCCGCACAGCGCGCGCTCCGCTCCATCGTCGGCGCGCTCGTCGTGCTCGTCCCTCTCGCGAACGGACTCGCCGCCGCGGCCGTCGCCTACCTCGGCTCGCAGACCGACGTGTCGATCCCGCCCGTCGTCTTCGTGTGGCTCAACGCGATCATCGCCGGGACGGCTCTCGTCATCGGACTCGTGTCGCGGCTCATGGCCGTGCCCGGCTTCAACGCCGTGCTCACGAAGATCGGGCTCGGCACGGCGCCGAAGTCGGCCGTCGTGCTCGAACCCGACTCGCGCGGCGTCTACGTGCTGCCCGACCCGAAGGCACCCGTCGCCTAGAACGGCGGCTCGACCTCGGCGCCGTCTTCAACGTAGATGCGCCAGTACCCCGGCCCGCTCGGATCGCTCACAGATCCGGCGGGCCGGTAGTGCGTCCGGGTGCATTCGGCCGCGTCCGGGGCTGTGCTGCCCGCCGCCGACGTT